AAAGTTATAAGGCACCGTACCTGCAATTTCTCAATGATAGGACTGCATTAAAGCAAATGGTTGATACCGATTGCGAGGCTAATGGCATTCCACAAAATTAAAAATGAAAAACCATATAAAATACCTTATATTTGTAACAACATTGTTACTTTTGTCAGGGTGCTGCGTTCCAAAAATAGTAATTCAGAGAGATACTATAAAACAGGTTAAAACAGAATATAAAGAAATTCTGAAAGACACTACCATTTATGTAACGCTCCCCAGCGAAAGTGTAAGCGTAACGACAAAGGACACTACTTCAACCTTGAAAATAAAAACGGCCATTTCAACAGCAGAGGTAAGCAAGGGGTTTTTGACACACTCCCTTGAAAGTAATCCTGATTACAAACCCGAAGTGGAGATAAAATATAGGGATATAATAAGGGTAAAAGATAGCATTGTGTTTGTCAACAATGAAGTGCCTGTGCCCATTGAAAAGGAATTGACATCTTGGCAAAAAGCCTTGATAAATCTTGGCTATGTTGGCATAGGTGCGATAGCACTTGGGCTAACATGGCTAATCGTTAAGATACGGAAGAAAATAATCTTGCACAAATAAAACAAATTTGTGTGAAATAAACAAGAAGAAACCAACCAATCGCTTTATTTGTGGGAGACATTAAAAATAGCGTGTAAGATGACCAGAAACGAAGCAATAAAACTGTATCAATTTTTCAAAAGGATTAATCTCAAAGGGGCGAACACCAATCTCGCAAAGGCAATCATACGCAACCAGATACTACTCAAGCCTGCGTATGAAAAAATCACGGCAGAGATAAAGGAGATAGAGGATAAGTATCTGACTCAGGACTTGATTGACCTGCATGTACAGGTAAACACCTATGAGAACAAGGCCTCGAAGGAATACAAGAAACTTGTCGAGGAATTTAGAAAACAAGATGCAGAAACTGCGTTGCTCATAAATCAAGCGGTTGAGGTTTTAGACAATAACTATTCGTTTGATTTCGCAAAAATCTCGTTTGACGAGTTGATTGAGCATTTGCATAACATTCAATTTGACTATTGTGCAAATGACATGATTTTTTTAGAGTCAATTTTAACATACGATGCGTAGGAACGAATTGACAATGGAAGGGGTTATACCAACAACTGTAACGAAAAACGTATTTACCGTTGCATTGACCGCAGTAGTGGATTTCTATTATCCGCTGAGATGGTTTTTGCTTGCTGCGTTGATACTCATAATCGCAGACTTGCGTTTCGGCATACTAGCAGCCAGAAAGCGTGGCGAAAAAATCAGAATAAGCAAGGCTGGCCGCAGGTCTTTCAACAAGGCTATGGATTATCTTTGTTGGATTTCCATTGCGGATGTGCTTGGAGTGACCTTTGGAAGCCATTTTGCAATTCCAATCCTGCCAGCCATTGTGTTGCTTGCCGTATTCGCATTTGAGATAAATTCAATATTCGACAATTATTTCGAGTATCGTGGAATAGAACTCAAAGAGAAATTCGACATCAGCAAATGGTTCAAGAAACAAGGAGTACCAATAATTGAAACGGAAGAAGATGTGCATAAAACTACAGAAGGAGATGCTTCCGCAGATACCGAAGCCGGAACTACCGAAGCCACCGAAGCAGGGGACAGACTCGCTACTGCCGAGACCGCCAAAAGAAGAGGCGGAAAAATTAAACCATGCAGAAAACATGAGGACAAGTGAGAAAGGGTTGCAGATAATAAGGGAGTTCGAGTCGTTGAGGCTCGAAGCCTACCTTTGTCCGGCAGGAGTATGGACTATTGGATACGGCCATACCGACGGCGTGAAGAAGGGCGACAAGATTACCGAGTACATGGCCGAAGAATATTTGAAGATGGACGCAAGGAATTGTGAAAGGGCTCTTGCCAAGTATATAATCCCGAAGATAAATCAAAACCAATTCGATGCGTTGGTGTCATTTACCTTCAATATCGGAACGGGATACAAGTTTCAACAAAGCACGCTGCTCAAGAAGGTAAATGCCAATCCTATGGACGAGAGCATAGCCTACGAGTTCTCCAGATGGAAGCACGACAAGAACGGAGTGGAACTCGCTGGACTCGTCAGAAGAAGAAAAATGGAGGCCGACTTGTATTTTTCCAAAGATTAATTTTGTAGTCTCGAAAATTATGCGTAGATTTGTAGTGAGAAAATAAAACTATGTGTGATGAAAAGATTGTTTACCAAGATTTTTGACGGAAAAAGGAAGTATGAAACCTTCTTTGAAGATGGCTATGCCGTCTGCACCGAAGTATTCTCCGGAGTACAGGTAAAGGCAAAAGTCAATATAGTGAGTGTCAACGGAGAAAAGGCTCTGATGGTAAAGATGCCACAGCATGTTGACGAGATAAAAGATGCGATATACGAAGCACTCGAAGGAGTGGGGGAAAAACTTGACGAATTGGGTCTCGAAAAGACCAAGAAAAATTACTTGACGCTTATTCAATAATTAATTTGTGTGTTGCCCATATTATAAATTGTTGTTTTTTTTATAGGTTTTTTGTTTTAATTTAGCGTTTTTGTTATTAGGGGGTAGGTTCTCTACCCCCTTTCTTTTTTGCCGCGAAGTTGCTATAGACCGAGTTATCAATAATCAATGGTATGTTTGACCAATATATTGCGAGTAGTGCCGCATCCCTTTCTTCCTGATTGGTTTTCAACTTCATTCTCTGGTCATCCGCTTTATTGAATTTAAGCCCTTTTAAGGCCAATTCTTCGTGGGTTATCTTACCCTCACGGCCACGCCATCCCTTGCGTAACGGGACTTGTTTGACATATTCAATGCCGAAAAACTCCATGTACTGAATAAGCGTTTGGGCTACTTGATAGTTTCGCCCTTGCTTACACCCCATTGTCGCTATCACCTGCCTGCTCATTTTTGGATTAAGCCGCCAGTTATGAGTGGTGCTTGTATCAATTTCAATGACGACAAGACAAGTCATATCGTGGGCTTTGCACTTATCCCACATTAGAGTTATCTTGTCTACCAGTTCCGGAAAAGTCCTACTTGACAGAAAACAATTTCCTCTAAGTCCATTTTTCGTATTCCATAATTCTGCCATTCCCGACTTGTCCACATCGGGGTCAATGGCAATTATGTAATCGTAATTTTTATGTTTCGTTTGTTTTATCATCTTCCAAAATTTTTAACGGAATTATCTACTTTAATCTTGTTTACCTCTGTATCATAAAGATACGATTTATTTGGATAGCAGGGCGGAAAACCCTGCTATTTTTATAATAAATCTTTCATTTTTGATTGCAAGATTTGTTTTGCCTCCTCTAATTCTTTTTGCCGTTTGGCCACATCATCATAACTCCTAACAATCTCATTTTGTATGCCTATTGGGAAGTATTCTACATAATAGTTCAGTAAATCCCGTTTTGAAATTGTAAGTTTTGATGTTCCATCTGATAGTTCCCTTACTATTTGTTTTCTTATGGAATTAAGATATATGCTATAAAAGCATACATTTATTTGATATTCCGAATTGAATTTAGGTGTAAGCACCAAACACAGATTACTTGCGATGAATTTCCCGTTTACATAGTGACTTCTTCCCAATGACCCTGAAGCCTGTACCGCATAAACTATTGCCTCACAGTCCATATCGTAGGAACAATGGCTTTTCCATTCTTCTGATGCAGTAACGAAATCATACTGACCATCAATGTTTTTCTCACTTGCCAAAGTACCTTTTTCCGCATCGAACAGTTCGCCTAATTTTATAAGCCGGTTGCCGTTGATGGTATTTTTTCTCCTAATCCCATAACAATTAAGAATATCACCATCATATAAAGCTCTCTTTTCGTAATCGGAATCTACTTCGCCATCTCCTGAATACTTAATGCAGTCAATTACGTTGTTCCGTATTTCTTTCCACTTTCCATTTATGTCAATTCTTCCTTTATGTTGAACACTTACAAAACCGTCATCATCCATATTGTAGAAGATAACCTTATCGAGTTTGTTATGTGGGGTCTTTGTAAATCCAAAAATAGAAGTATTAACCGTTCTTCCTTGTTCCGAGAACAGATTATTTGGCATTTTTATTACAAAATCCAACTTTGCGATATGTAGTATGTCGTCAGTTAAGCCTCCTATATTCCGATTAAGAGTAGGAGTAGGCATAATTACTATCAATGTTCCATTGGATTCAATATAATCCAATGCTTGCTTTACAAACAATATCGGAAGATTGTTTTCATAAGGGGGATTGATTATACATTTGTTAGGCTTTAATTTCTTTATTCCCTTATATATATCGCTTTCAGTATCCGTTATGCTACTTCCAAATATTAGATTTGTTCTACCATCACCGTGTAGGAACATATTAGAACAAGCTAACGCAAACAGAGTAGGGTCTATTTCAAAACCAATCAGCTTGTGTTCCTTTATACGTTTTATTGTATCTGGATTATTTTGCGCTTGAGCTATCATTTTTTCCATTGATTCCATAAGGAATCCACCGCTACCGGTGCAAGTGTCCAAAACCACATCTTCCAAGTTTAACCGTGCTAAATCTACCATCAAATTTTTGATATGGTCAGGAGTCAGTATTATGTTCTTGTTATCAATTTTGCCGGCTTTTGATAGGAATATTTTGTAAGCCCTTCCCAAAATGTCCTGCTTCTCATCCATTCGGAATGGCTTGAAAATCTTATCTTCTATTTTAGAAATAATAGATTTATACTCCTGCAATGGAAAGTCTATATTTTTGATGAATGAAAACCTGTCTTTCCAATTATATTCTTTAGAAAGGTTATTGACTTTGTTTGATATTTGCCGTACTATCGCATCTAATATTGCGGAATTTAGATTATGTGCTTCGATTAACTTATAGGCTGCATTCTCTTGTTCTTCTTTCGTTGGCTGTTGAATGGATTCATAGGTTTTGGAGAAAGTGTCATCTTTCAATGCAATCATAAGTCCTGCAAAGAAGAGGCTCCTTTCCGTGTCTTTTATACTATGGCTATGAAAGTCTTTATTAAGCTGTTTTAGTGTTGATTTTAGGAATTCAGTAGAAATCGTATCTCCGAACTTTGTCTTTCGATACAACTTTACAATATCTTTTATTGGTAAAAGTTTCCCGGCAGTTTCAAGTTTTATATAGTCTTTGTTTTCAGTCAGCAGAAATAGCCCGGAACGATAGGTGTTATTTGATTGACCGGATATTGGTATGGTAATTATGTCCTTGGAAATAGTATTATTGAGAGCGTAAAATTTAACTTCCTCACAAGCCGCATTAAAATCATCCGCTTTCGCCTCTACAATAATCACAAAATCCTCATCCTCATTATCTCTAAAGAAATCGGGATAACCTTTAGAGCCAGTCCTTTTCTTTGACTTGAACCCATAATGGGAAGGTATGGCAGATTTTTCCATGAATGCTCCGTTCCCGTAAAACTCTCTAAATATGTTTTCAGTAATAGTCTCACTTTTACCCCCCCCCACTATTTGTAAATTATTGTTATTCATACTATTATGCTATTGCGAGTTCAACAAGTGAGGTAAAAGCCTCATTATTATCCCTGTGGTTAAGACGGTAGCAGAACTCCGTCACATACTTCTGCATATACTTGACTGATACGTTATGGAACACTCCATATACACCTCGTTTGAGTATCGCCCAAAAACTTTCTATTCCGTTGGTGTGTATTCCGTCTCCGAGTGAGTATGTTACGGTATGGTCTATTTTAAGACGGACAAAGTTGCACTCGTTTTCTTTGTCGAGAATGTTATACCCTGAGAACTGGTCTGTCATAACGGTATTGTTGCCCTTGCATACTTTTTTGAGAACTGCGAAAAGTTGTTTGCCACTCAATTGTTTGCCCTCATCATTGTAATTTGCGACAACTGCATGAACCTTGCCCGTGTTGCGTTCCTTTACACCGATTACAGGTGTTTTCGATGTTCCGCGTCCTCTTTTCGGCTTGTTGTCTTCATCGTCCGAATGGTCATTGTTCTTGCGAGGCTTGCCGCCTACATAGGTCTCGTCAATCTCCACAACAGCCTCGAATGTTTCCTTGTATTCCTCTTTCTCCATCGCCTTGCGTATCTGCTGAAGCATACGCCATGCAGACTGATAAGAACCCATACCCAATTCCCTTTTCAACTGCAAAGCGGATATTCCTTTTCGGGAAACAAGAACGAGATTCATGGCATACAGCCACATGCGCAAGTCAAGGTGCGTGTTCTCGAATATCGTACCCTTCAATGCGGAAAACTCGCTCTTGCAGTTGTTGCAATACATGAAACGATGATTGTACTTCTGATGATATATTCCTTTGTGTATGCTTCCGCATTTCGGACAAAAATAACCGTCCTTATACTTGGTCGCAACGATGAAATCTATCGCGCTGTTCTCGTCTGGGAATCTCTTTGTAAACTCAAAGTATGTCATATCTCTTTGCTTTTTATAATGCAAAGGTACAACTTTATTTTGGATTATGCAAGATTAAAGTAGATAATTCCGATTTTTAATAATTTTACTTTTTGTGAATTTTAATTAACTTTTCAAGTTTGGCAATGGCCTCCTGTTGCCTTTCCTTGCTACACCCTTCCGCATCTATATGCACGGAGAACATCTTTACTCCGAGCAGGCAGGTGCCATAAGCCTTTTCGTCTGAATAGCCAAACCCCTTGTAAGACTTTGACTCACACCATTTGCAATGCCGACAATTATTGTCTTGTTTGTCTTGTTCTATCATGGTTTATACTTTTTATTAAATCGCCCATAATTATTTGAATTGAAAAACGCTTTTACTCAATAGTAGATAACCCATATCGGTTTTCTCCGTGCTCAACTGTACTCTAAAATTGTCCTCTACATCATAGAGTTTGCACAACTCCTTTTGCACACTCATACAAGACACGGCAAGATACTTCCTGTATCTCCTGTATAGACGCAAGGCGTCCGGATGTTCGTGCACCTTCGACACATATACTTCCGATGGATTGTCTTTCCTTTGATAAAATGCAACATAGCATCCTGCATCCAAGTTCAACAATTCAACGGCTCTCGTGTTGAAGGTTATCCTTCCGTCCTTACCAAATCTTATCGTGGCAGCCCTACTATTACTTCTGGCTCCCGATTGGCCTATTACTCTAAAATCACTTTCCATAATCTTATATTTTTAACTCATTAATATCGTACACCCAAAGGAGTTGATTAAGTTGCTCTATATTGGCAACATCCTTGCGGTCTAATAGAATACGCTTTTTCTCCCAATATCCATAAACATAAACCGTCCATAATATTTCGCCTACTATTAGGTTTGTGTGAACACGCACCCTTTTATCGGGGCTTTCAAAATATCCTACACGGCTATTCAGATAACACTCCTTATATCCGTTCTTTTTTAAAATTTCTTCATCAAGTTTTGTTTTCATAAAATTGGAGCAGGAAACCCAACTATCCCGAAGGGTGGTTGGGAGGAATGCGACTGCCACGCTTTAAATTGTTTAACAAAATTAGTAATTATTTTCTGATATAAGAAAATTATTTGTATATTTGCATTGTGAAACTCACGTTGAAAATAAAACTTTTGCCTACTGATGAACAGGCTAATTTGCTTCTCGAAACGATGAAGGAGGCTAATACTGTTTGTAATGCCATTTCTGATGTGGCTTGGCAAGAGAAGATTTTTAATAATTTTAAACTCCACCACAAAGTTTACCATTCGTACAAGGCTACGTTTAAACTTTCTTCTCAAATGCTTATTAGGCAAATAGCTAAAGTTGCTGATGCTTATAAGTTGGACAAGAAAACCAAACGCACCTTTAAACCGCTTGGTAGTATTGCTTACGACAGTCGTATTATGACTTACAAGCCGAATAACATTGTTTCTCTGTGGTGTATTGGTGGTAGGCAAAAGATTGACTTTGTTTGCCATAACCCCGATTATATTCCTTATATCAAAGGGGAAGCTGATTTGGTTTACAAGAAAGGAAAGTTTTACCTTTTTCAAACTGTAGATGTTCCCGAAGAGGATGTTGAGGTTGTGGAAGAATTTGTTGGTTGCGACTTCGGCTTGACCGATATAGTTGTAACTTCTGACGGTGTTAAGCATTCTGCTGATGGGCTTAACAAATACCGTGAACATCGGCAAAAGGTTCGGAGTTCTATCCAAGCAAAGGCAGACACTTCCAAGCGTTCCACAAAAAGGAATTGTAGGAAGCTGGCTAAACGGCTTTCTGGTAGGGAAAGAACTCACTCCCAAATTAATAATCACACTATTGCAAAATCTATTATCCTTTCTGCTAAAGAAAGCGGTAAAGGTGTTGCTATTGAGGATTTGACTAATATTAGGTTTACATCTAAACGAAGAAACAAAAAGTTTAGAACAAAACTTGGTAAATGGTCGTTTGGTCAGCTTCGCTCTTTTTTGGAGTACAAAGGGCTGCTCTACGGAGTTCCTGTTGTGGTTGTTGACCCTCGATATACAAGTCAAACCTGTAATGTGTGCAACCATCTTGGAAAACGAACCAATAAACGCTTTAAGTGCGATAACTGCGGAAACGATATGGACGCTGATGTTAACGCATCGCTGAATATCGCTACGCTTGGGGCGATTGTAAACTCGCCATTTGAAAAATCGACTATGTATTGCTCTTTGCATTCGTTGTCAGGTTTAAAGCCCAGCCCATCGCTTTGCGTGGGTGGGTAGTTTACAATCTCTTTTCTTTGTGAATTTCAAACAAGCATACTGCTTTGGATTTACTTTTTCTCCGTTGCAATATCCGCCAACGAAAAATTTACATTCGTGGCAGTAGTTTATATCTCCGAACATATCATCAATTTCTTGTTTTACCAAATACGGTGTTTCGGGTTCATAATTTCTCTTCTTTGTGACATCGCTAAAAGAGGATAAAGATCAAATATTTCATATTGAATTACACACCGCTGGGCTTCTATAAGCAAATGAGATTTTGACCCTTGTACAATAGTGCCGAAATCTTCGTGTTGAAATATTGCTATACAATTTAATGCAAATGTGAAAACAAATCCCCCAAATGAAACATTCTCTAACCACACTTCTCCACCATTACGCAAAAAATCGATTAACTTGTCTATGGTGCATTCCATAAATGTTTCTAAATCAGAGTGATTTTCAAATTGTATTATTGCAAACTGACGGCTACCTTCTGGAGCTCCCAGTTCAACGGTTAATATGCTGCCATCAAGTATTTTTTGCGGCGATAGTGATAATTAGTAAAATATTCATGATTTTTTTGTTTTAAGGTTTTCTAAATTTCCGATTAATGCGGTGCCGGCCGTGAGCGCCAGTCCGATAAGCTCCAGCCCCTCGGTTACGATCAGTATGAAACCGAAAAGGAGCAAGATCGTTCCGATGAAGTTTTGTGCTTTCATTTTCGTTCAATGGTTATTTGTTGAGTAAAGCTGTCATAGGTTATGACAAACGATGTGTCTTGTCTGCTTTTTGCATAGACGACAGCTCTCGCAAGTGTTGTAAAAACATTCTCGGCACATACGTCTATCAGATCGCCGATCTTCATTTGTTTCATGTCGTCTGCTACATCAATTGTTTTCATAATGCTCTGTAAATTGTAACTTGGTTAGTGGCGGAGTCGAATGATACGTCATAGCGACGCTCCGGCCAATCCTCGACGGTGGTGGCAACTGCGTACAGGAACGATCCCGCCCAGTCGGGCTTCGTCGTCCACTTCTCGTATTTGGCCATCGACTCGAGTGTGGCGTTCAGATCGATTTCGCCCTTTAGTGGGCCGTCTTTGAAGTGATAAATTCTCATAGCGTACGTGTCACGACGGTTCTGTTGGAATTGCTGTCATAGTTGACGGTAAACACGCGGCCGGTATTTCTTTTCAGATAGCTGCACGCGTTTCGCAAGCATTCTACTGAAGCCCGCACCGCCGTGGCTGTCCAGCTCTCTCCTACTTCTATCGTCAGGAGAGTCTGGGTCACATTAATACGCCCAGGATTGGGGCCTTTTTTGTGGTAGATCAGTTTCATTTTCGTTGATTTTTAGGGTGTTTCAAAACTATTTTTATATCTTTGTTGCTCTGTATATGTGTAAATATGTGTATCAATATCTTAACCTTATGCAAAGATATTCAGAATTTCTGAAACAACCAAAGAATTTCTGAAATATTTTTCAATTATCTTAATAAATCGTGAAAAAAGATGTAAATACTCGCGTGGTTGAGGCTATAGACGCCATTCTAAAAAACGATCCTAATTTGACTAAAGGCGTTTTTGCTCTTAATCTTGTAAATCGGTCAAATCCACTTTTTTACCATAAATTATGGCGATCCGGGTCAGGACGTCCAGCCCCACGCTGTAGCGGCCCCGCTCGATATTGCTGAGGTTTGCGAAGGTGACGCCTGCTTTTTCGGCCGCCTCCCTGAGTGTAAGGCCGGCCTCCTGCCTATATCCGGCAAGGAGGCTACCTATGTAAAATCTTGCTTTATACTTATCCATTTTTTACTATGCTTTTCAAAAGGTCGAGATCGCGCCTTTTCGGCTCAAAGGCGTTTTTAGTTGCGTCGATGAGCGTCATGT